CACCCACTAACACTTGTCCAAAGCCTGCAATTTCCTTGAGGTAGACCTTGCACTCGACCCGAAGGGACACACTGTCTTCGCTAAATGCCCCAGAGTCGCATATGCTCACAATGCTTTGCCCATCCTGAATAAAGGCCACAATGGTCATAGCAATGGATTAACTAGAGCTGCTGCTAATTTAGGGAAAAGAAATTAAATTCCGAATTTATCCACGCAAAAATATCAGGGCTAAGATTAACCCCGAGAATAGAAACAGGTTTAAGACTAGGGGAGGTTGAATTAAAGTGGATCCAGACTGAGATCTGAGATATCCCTGAATTTTATTCAGCACCTTGGAGTTCCCAAATCCAAGGCTTGTTGTTGTGAGTTGATAGATTAATACAATTCCTACTAGTAAAAGCAACACATAAAGTGTGATTCCCCACGGTGTGAGTATACAGGGAGATCCGAGGGATGGAGTATAGCTCAAATTTCCGCATGTAGGAGAAACATAGCGACGACTCAAGCTGGGAACAAGACAGGTGGGACCTAAATCAGGATAGTTAAGAGGACAGTCTATATAACATTTATTTGCTTCCCATTTTGTGAATCCTGCGGGGCAGGCCCCATCAGTAGGGGTAACAAAGGAAGTTTTCACAATCTCTGCATTAGTGAATGGAATGGCTTGAAATCCACTGGGCATTATACCTGTCATGTCGAGTACGCAACTGTAAGGGTCTTGCAAGTCTGGGATAAAGGTAGTTGCACAGTCATAAAAACACACATTTGAATCTAGGGTGGTTTGGGGAGGACAGTGAGTAATTTTGTTTTGTCTTGCTTCAAAAATTAACTCTTGGAGATTCCCTGTGAAATAGAGTTCAGCATGTATGCATTTTGACCTTCCTTTTCCCATTGTTGTTTGCCAATATGCAAACTGTAAATTGAGTCGAAAAATGCTGTCTTATACCCAGCAGCATTGTACTTTTCAGCGTAATCTCTCTCAAAGAATACATTGGCTGAATTATAGTTACCCAAGGTAAGAAATGTAGACGCACGACACACTGAGGGGTGTAAAGAATAATGGGGCCAGTACCCGCAATGAAGTCCATTGTGATTCCTTCCCATTACGTGCAGAACAAGTCCATCTTCTTTATCTCCCAACCCCTCTACATTTGTCCTTCTCATGTCTCTCATCATAAGGCCATACTCTCTGTTAAAGACAATTTGAGAAACGTGTTTATCCTCGTGCTTTTCCAGGGCCTCAATAGCTCTTGTTATGTAATGTTCCTTTTTGAAAAACAGCCAGTCGTCTTCCAAGTGAATCCAATACTTGGGCTTTACTTGTCCTAGTTTGTCCCAAATCAAATTCATGCTCTCCCGATGTCCTTTATCTTCGGGTCCCTTCATATGGTACTCGAAAAGGGGGTACTGCTGTCTCATCTTCTCTCTATCTTCCTCAGATGAATTATCATCCACGCAAAAAAACAAGTCTACCTTATCAAGGTCCAACCATGTTCTCAACAATGAATTCATGGTTTGCTCAAAGAGATTGAATCTTTTGCATGTTGTGATTGTAAACATGACTTGGATGGGGGTTTTGCGGGGCGTTAGCGCAGAGAGCTGAGCAGAGCTGGGGGCACTTAGCAAGGGTCTCAGTTGTGTGATAATCTCATCTACATTCTGAGTATTGAAATAAGTGAGTTCGATTCCGCACTTTTTTAATTTGTTAATGTACTCTAGCATTGCCTCTAGGAAATCCAAGTCTACTATGTGGGGCAAGGCAAACTTTATATTGAAGAACAAGTTATGGATCCACCATTCACCTGCTTTATATTGCTCTCGAAAGATTATTTTGAACATTTTGATGCACGTATCATATCGATTTACTCGTATAGAAACAATCACCATGTAATACGGGAGATAGAAATCATATTCATCCTTCTTAGCAAAGAGGTACTTTGATAGATCCTTCTGAGCAGTTTCGTAGGAGGATGCAATCATGGTATAAAAGGCATATGAAGCCTCGGGTAGTCCATTGATGCAATAATACTTGATAAGTCTATAAATACCCTCAATTCTGTGCTTGTCGTACTTGAATGATTCTATCAAGTAATGAATTCCCTCTATGTTTCTCCCCATCTTGTCATACTCATCATATATTGAGGTACATGCGACATACTTTTCTTGCACCCAGTTCTCTAGCTCAAGAACTTTCTTGTAGTATTGAATAGCTTTTTCAGAGTCGTTGCAACAGCTGTAGCTCTGGGCAGTGTAAAAACAGTAGCGATTGAAGATGGGATCCTTCTTTTCGTATGCCTCTACAAATGCCTTTTCCAAAATAAGGGCATCTTCCTTGTACTTGTGTGGATTTTTGTTTCGTGCTCCTGTTCTCCCAGACACAAAATAATACTCCCCGTTAACCACTTGGGACTCTTCTGCCTTTTCCATGCATGCGGGGTACTCGTGCAAAACACCAATGTAATGCCACTTGAGGCGGTTATTAAAGAGTTGAGGACGGGAATATTTACAATCCTTACCAAAGGAAAACTTGTAAGAGTCAGCAGTTAAGCTTTCGGGAAGATTGAACTGCCCCACAATTTCATCATCTGCATCCCAGACAAATGCGTAATCTGTTTTATTGTAGGCAACCTCAAAGGCTCGAGTTCGATTAAATGCAAAATCCCTCCAGGGGGTCTCGTCCAATTCTCCAGGAATTCCTTTTCGTGCAGAATACTCCTTGATAATATTCTGAGTTCCATCCGTAGAACCATTGTCATTGATGACCCAATAATCAAATTTGAGGTATTTTAAGAGCATGTCAAAGCAGTTTACAATGAGATGAGCCTCATTCTTGACAATCATAGTCAGACAAAGGGTAGTTTTAGACAAATCAATTTTATTCTTCCACTGTGAGGTCGAGGTAATCAGTTTTACCGAGTTTTGAAACAAGGCATCATAATTGACATTCTCCACCATGATTGAACTGTACCCCGGAGTTTGCTTAGCTAAGAATGGAACACAGGTCCACACGCGAAAGTACTTGTAATACAGCACATCAATGGGCTGAGGAGTTAGGGAATACTGCTGAATTATCTTATCATAGACTCGTTTATGAAAGAGAACGAAATGAGCAGCTAACCCATTGACCTGCATTAATGTCGCATCACCTACCTCATAGCAAGGTCCCTTCACTTCCCTGACATATGTACTACCCCCTGAAAAAATATCCCACTTGTGTCTGTATTTCCACAAGTGGGGTAAAAGAGCCTCAAACTGAGTTTTGGATTCAGGTGAAAATAATTCACAATCATCCTCAAGTACCAAGACCCAATCTAAATCTCTCTCCTTTGCTATCTTCAGGCACTCCAAGTGAGATTTGTTGCAGCCCTCAATTCCAGGTGTGGCCTTTATAGCATTGAAACGCTCAAGGTTCCAGGTTTTAAAGTTGAGTTGAATATCTCTCCACCTCTCCGCCCTTTCTTCTAGATTGATCACCATTACATGGGGGAATGACATTTGGTTTAAGACACTCGTGAGGTTGTTAGAGGAGATTGAACTCGTCAAAATTTTGCTAATGGTCACTAGAAAAAAAATGCACACTACTAGAAATTTGACAGTATCAAATACTCTAAAGGTAAAGACAATTTCCTTTGAGGGTGGACAAGCTTTAGAAAATGTCACTGTGCTTGGCATTCTAAATCGGTTAAATGAGCTGGAAGAAAACGGAGGTGGTGGAAGCGGGAGAGGAGATACTGGTCCAACTGGTCCAACTGGTCCCCCAGGTAATCCTGGAGGTCCCACAGGTCCAACAGGACCAACCGGTGAAGGTGACACTGGCCCTACTGGTGACACTGGACCAACCGGTGAAGGTGACACTGGCCCAACAGGTGATACGGGACCTTTAGGTGACACTGGCGACACTGGTCCATCAGGTACAGGCGATACAGGTGACACTGGGCCGATTGGTGATACAGGACCTAAAGGTGACACTGGGCTAGGTGACACTGGGCCTACAGGCGATACTGGTCCTTTAGGTGACACTGGGCCTACAGGTGACACTGGACCTTCTGGTTTGGGGGAAACGGGCTATACTGGGCCTAAAGGCGATACTGGTCCTTTAGGTGACACTGGGCCTAGAGGTGATACAGGGGAAACTGGGGCTCAAGGTGACACTGGTTTGGGAGACACTGGCGACACTGGTCCTACTGGTCATACTGGGCCTGTAGGTCCTATGGGTCCTAGTGGTGGTGACACTGGAGATACAGGAGATACAGGAGACACTGGAGCTCAGGGGGACACTGGTGCAGGTGACACTGGGTCAACTGGTGACACGGGCGAAACTGGTCCAAAGGGAGACACTGGTTATACTGGGTATACAGGGTACACTGGGCCAAAAGGCGACACGGGGGCAACAGGGCCTCCTGGTAATCCTGGAGGCCCCACGGGACCCAGGGGAGACACTGGCCCCACTGGACCATCTGGAGGCCCTACAGGACCAACGGGACCTAGAGGACCTTCTGGTGGTGACACTGGACCCACAGGGCCTATAGGTCAAATTAATTCAACCTCCTCAACTTCTCTAGATTTGGCCTCATATCAACTTCAAAATAATGTCGAGCTTACACTGAATGGAACAACAAATTATAATTACCTCCGTAATCAGTCCTTGATAGTTCAATCTATAGACCCTCTAGGAATACAGGACTATTTTGTAACAGGTACAGTGGTTAGTTATACACCCGCAACAAATGAGCTTGTTTTCACACTGCAATCTAAACACATTCCATTCCCCCCTGAACAAGTGTACAATAATGATGATGGAACGGGGTTTGTACTTCATGAAACGCTAGAAGTATCAGGCCCCATGAATCAAGTCTTCAATTATTACTGGATAAAGTACGTAATTCCTTCATGGAGTTCATCTGCTCTGTATAAGAAAGGTGCAATAGTTTCTTATGATTCTGGTCAGTACATATTGACAGTGGAAACCCCAGAACCTACAGAAACAGGAGACCCCAGTTTAAATTCTGGTGATTGGACTTATTTGCCTGATTATACCACTATAGTTAATTTAACCTACCTCAAAGATAACTTTGATAACTATACTATCTCTGGATCAGAAGTGTTTATAGTAACATCGGAAGGACAGGAATCCTTGTTTCTCTTATCTGAAATTACTTCACTGATGGTTCCTGGAAATAATAAGAATACCTATAATGCCTGGTTCCAAAAAGATTTTAATACTGTTAGTGCTTCTTGGCAAATTACGCTAGGGTGTGCGAGCACCCCTACGTATCCCACATTTCAAGTAACCACCTTTGAGGATGCTCTGCAGCAGCTTTCAATGTATGGATGTTGCAGAATTGTGATTCCCCCCGACGCTGATTTTTCAGATTTTCTTTTGCCTCCTCAGTTACCCGATGGTACTCATTTGGTGATTTCCCACGAAACTGCGATGAACATTCCCCCTTTACTGCTCACTGTAGTAGCAACTCATGATACAAATATATCCCCGTCAACCTTTGCACTTCAAATGGTCACTGAAATTGTGTCTTTCGTCAAGAATAATGGCGTATGGGATGCTTACTCGGGGTTTTAAGCGTGAATGAATGTCTTATAGTCTGCTACTTTCTACTCTTCTTATTTATTTCTAATTTAGCTTCTTCGACTGCTTTAGCATAATCTCCATCTTCATCCTCTACGTAATGCAGGCCCCTGGACTCAGATTGTGCAGGGCAAAGCTTCATTCTCACTAATTGAGAATTCGCTTCAGTATCTCTTCTCTTGAACCCAACAATCTCCAAAGTACGCAAGAATTGTTTATTGTACTTCTCAAAGGCTAGCATTTCGATTTTTTGATTTTCACTCAAAGCTTCCCTATCCTTCTTCTTCTTCACAAGTTTCTCATATGCATGCCTTAGGGTAGAGTATTGCTCAATGTCATAGATCTTGTTTTCCTTCCTAAGTTTATTTTCACACAGTTCCCGTAATTGAAAGCTGTAATTCTTGTAATAGTACCCTATAGCCCCTAACACGCTATCTAGCAAGACCTTTCTAGCAGGCAGAAAGACCTTGGGTTGCAGAAAATCATAGTCGTTTGTAGTCATGATGTTTTTCACGATTTTTCGTCTTGGGTTATTTAGAAAGGCCAGTTCTTGATCTTCCTCATCTACCTCAGTGTCCTCCCCGCCAACTGCCCTCTTCCTGTAGTAATTTTTATTGAAAAATACATCAAGAAAGTAGGTCATGATTGGCTTTGCAGACTCATCCTTGGCGGAAGCAACAAGACTAATGTAAATTCCTTGAGCTTTATCTTCTTTACTCTCTTTTCCATAGTAGTGTGCCAAAAGAATGCTTTTCACGCGTATGTCTTTAAGGTCGTAGGGCAAGTCATTCTTTTCCTCGGTCTTCTTATCTACATAGCATGAGATCATGAGCACAATCTTGGTCTTATTTTCGGACAATTCACATCCATCAGCAAATAATTCATCCTTAAGATACTTTTTCACCCACGGCTCCTTGGCATCCTTGTTGCAAAAAGACTGAATAACTTCTCTCATGTTATTATTGTGAAAGAGAGAAGAGTATCGGGAATACTTTTTGTTGGCACACAGGTACTTGTCATTATCAGCATCCTTGTAATAGAATACAATACCACTTTTAACAGGTTCAGAAACTTCAGCCTTTCTAGATCTCTTTTTTGACCTTGACCGGGAAGGCATTTAAAGTTTTTTTTAATCTGAGAGTTTTTTCAAAATGACCATGCATCACCACTCAATCTGTAATCACAGACATATGAAAAGGGTATGGTGAAAGTCCCCCTGTTTCCAGCACCAACCCCCCAAGAGTTTTTAAAGCTAAAGCGTTGAGTGTTGAGATCGTAACCTGTGAGGCAAATGCAATGACCTCCCAATAAACTCTCCCTCTGCCTGTTTGGCATTGGAACCACACCATTTTTAAGTGTGGCTCTGTTCATAAATGAACTAAAGACATAGATACCTAATATAATGCATTTTTGGCTTGCAATAAGTCGAACAAAGGTGTTTGCGGTGGTACTGATGGATAAGGAATACTTTACAGGATTGATTGCCTCTTGAGGAAGCTTATTGTTAATGGCCTCATTACAGGGTGCTGTAGTCAATACAGGGAACTTGTTGAGGTTTGCAGCAGTGTAAGGATATACTGACTCTGAAATCACGCCTAAATTTTCAGGCACCCAACAAATGTCAGAGGCATAGCACCCCGTGTCATTAAGCTTTGCATTAGGGTAGCCATCAGAAGCATTTAAGTGCATACGGGCTAAGGCATACCAAAACATTCTACTAGGTAAGAGAACGGGGGGCGAGTTGGGTAGAGCTGGATTTTGACGGTACTTGTACAACATGTACGCATAAGCCAGAGCATTTGCAGTGCAAGAGCCATACTGACCCTGGTCTAGCACCAAGGAAGAGATTCGCTTGGCATACGGCTGAATCCATAAATTCATACTTCTAGGAGGTGGAGAAGACATGAGTAATACCTCCACATCTTCTTCGGGCTCCAAGTCTTCCTCCAAGGTCAATCTAAGGCCTTCAGAATTAAGCAACATAATCTGATTGTTATAAATGGCATCAAAATGAGCAGTTGAAAAGAATAGAACATGAATCACAATGGCTAGAAACAAGCCACCCAAGATGTACACCCATACTCTTACATCAATGTTCGAGTATCGAGTATTGGGCAGGGCGAAAACCTTGGCAGCACTGTTAATTTTGTTTGTGTGTCCATACCTAAAACCTTATGATTAAAGTAAGATCAAAGAAGAAAAATCTATTTACTTGTACTCTACTGTCTCATTATACTCCTTAGTCCCTATTCAATGTTCAGATGGGAACGATGTGCTCAATTCTTGGTTTTGCACCAAGCAATCATCCAGACTCAGGGGCACTATTTAAGTACAGTCTTTATGAGCCCCCTGGTCATGTACGTGGTATTTGCCATACTTGTAGAAGCCTTGCAATACCATCATCGCAAAAAAACAAAACGAATGTATGAAACTTGGGCTTTGATTGAAAAGGCTAGAGAACGCTCTGACATAAAAGCCTTATTTCACGTGCTACTCACCAGGGAGAACTTGGATGAAGACAAGAAAATTCTAGGATCGGCATGGATTGAACGACTTCAAAGTTAAATACCTTAGCTTACGTGCATGTAATCTTTCATCTAGCAACCTAGTTCAGTACAATGCGGGCGACTCTTTCTGAACAAACAAACTAGTTTGGAGGGCACACGACACTTCCTTAGCCACAGGTCAGCGTACTCATGAGCAGTTTGTGAATATTTTTTGCGTTAGCATTTTTGCGTTCGCACCTTTTGCTAGCTTTTTGCAGGCCTTTTATAAAAAATGTTGAGCACTTCAGAATCTCGCGTGTATCCTTACCAGCGTCTCGATACCCTCCCTACCACTTGTGATTTCTGTGGTGGCACAGGGGCACAGCAGCACAAGTTTGACTTTGAGGAAGACTGTTTGGAAAGATCAGCACGATATTTACTAGCTTGCAACTCTATCGAGTGTCAGGAGAAATTAGAGGCTTCCATTGTGTCATTCAACAAGCATGAGGCCCGTATACCTCTACAAAGAGTACAGCGTAGCGTCCCTGCCTTTTTCTCTGTAGAGTTCAGCGTGCGTAGAACCTCTGGAGACATTGATGTGGGGTGGACTTTACCCCCCAGTTGGGCTTCCCGCACTGAGCTGTCAACCATTCAAAAATTAAGAGGTGAGCCTTGGTGGAGAGTGGTACTTCAAAAGGGCGAGCAAGTCAGACACACTATGCTGCATGAACTTCATACATTAAACAAGGAAAGATTAGAAGAGGAGGAATGGAATGCCTTGTTTGCCTTGCTGCCTCCTAAGGAGGATCAACCCTCTGATGTATTTAAAGAGTTTTATGATGCGTCCGTGTGGTCTTTAGAGACACCAACAGATGCAGAATTGTTGAAGCTAAGACAATAAGGTTTTTCATTTTAATATCATTTTTAGCCTTTCCTAGATTTCTTCAAAAGGAGGTTTTGTAGCTCAGTTGGTTAGAGCATCGGACTGTTAATCCGAAAGTCGTGAGATCGACTCTCACCAAAACCGGAGGTCCTGTAGCTCAGTTGGTATGAGCGTCGTGCTTATACACTTCAAGTATACTTTCAGACACGCGAAAGTCGCGAGTTCAATCCTCGCCCGGACCATGTTTTTAAAACTTGTAATAAGTTTTTCCCCCTTCTAAATCGGATTCTGCTCTTCTTTTTCTACCTCTGGCACCACCCCCGCTACTTGCTCCACCCCCGCCGCCTCCGCCGCCTTCCCCGCTACTTGATCCTCCGCCTCCTCCGCCTTCTGCATCCCCGCCTCTTTCATCTAAAAGTCCACCTTCCCCATAAACTCTTTCCATCATTTCTTGACTTAATGCATTAGGTGTAGGTAATCCTAAAGCGATTTTAAAAACTAATTGTAAAGCACGATGCACCTCGATTGCAAATCCAAATCCATCTTCGAATAATTGGTTTATTCTACGATCAACAATAGGATAATCAGCAGGGTAATTGTCTCCTTCTTGTTCCACATACTTTAAATCAATAACTTTTCTATTATGTAACATTTTTAGAATTAAACGCCATAAAGCTGTTAAAAACCGCTCATTACCATCTCTAACATCGAAAGGATCAAAAAAACGTATATTAAATTCATAGATAAGTCTTCTCAAAGTTGTTTTGCCTCCACCCATTCGACCTCCTCCTGCAACAGGTAAATCTTGTTCTGATGGAATTTCATCTAACATTTGTCTAATTTTTTGAACTCTGTCACCCAATACGCCCGCAACATATTCTTGACCTTCTCGTGTTCTTTGCCCAGTACCATATTCTGCTAAAGAAACTCTAGAAACTTGAGATAGTGTTGAAGCATCTTGTAAAGATAGAAAAGGACCTAGCAAAGCAGGTATACTTTCTCTACCGGGCTGGCGGGTTGAAGGTGCAAATGTCATTTTTTTAGTAGATGAAAGTTCCCCCTAAAAACAAAATGTCAGGTAGTGCAGGCGGTGGTGGTGGCTCTGGTTCTGGAGGTTCTGCTCCAATAGATAAGTTTGACTACTTCTTAGGGCAAGTGTTTTTTGATAGGGTGATTAATTTCACAGCGTCTGATGTAGCCTTCCGAATTTTCATGATAAATCCCATTCTCTTTACAGCGAATCAAGGGAGACAAATAATTGGAGAATACAGCCCCCTAGGATTTTGGGATACTTTTAAGAGAGACATGGGAGAATCTTATGGAAATCTGCTTAGAAAACTCTATGACATGAACTTGACTAGTGTAGATGACATAGAAAGGGAATACAAAAGGCTTTGGTCAGAGATGATAGCAAGAAATCCTAATCTTTTTGACTTTCTTCAAGAGGCAAAAGATGTCAAGCTACCTGCTACGCAATACTATTCTAATTCAGAGAAAACAGCAAAGGAAGCGGGGGCAGAAATTGTAGAAAACATTATGGATGCACAAGCTGTAATGATGGCCTTTAGGCCAATGCAACCAGAGAGTGGTAGTGCAGAATGGTCAGTAGAAGCCCTAAGAATGTTTAAGATTTATGTAGCCTATGACAAGGCGAGAATGGCTCTCTTAGAGAACATCAGAGCGTACTTTATTTTCAAATTGGAATCGGGCAAAGTCGTCAGAGTCCCCGCAGAAGAAGTGATGAAAAAGTTGGGCGTAGTATTTGTATTAGGGTTCACCCACCCTGACTATGATGTGAGGGATTTAGTGGATGATAAAGAACTCGATGTGTTACTTGCATTTTTAGTCTCCGCCCCTACAGAAAAGCCAGGGCTAGTAGAAGCTGATGGTGAAAATGCACTTACTTTAGAAACCTTGCTTCTTAACAGTGAACTCTTACAGTCTGCGTACTGGGAAACGTTTTACACTAGGCCTTATCGAATGCTTTATGGAAGAAGCATTGACTTGTTCATAAGGAAAAAGGCACAAACTCTAAAAAGTGATCCTTACATTGGCCCCATATTGCCTGCAGCACAGCGCATTGTCACTCAAAAGGCTGATTTAAAAAATTATACAGTGGTGAGAAGACAAGTAATTCTCCCTCCTCTCGACTCTGCGGGAGGTTCTACAGTAGTTCCTCCTCCAGAGCCTTCAAAGTCTAGGAAAAAGAAGGAAAAAGAAAAGCCAGTCTCAAAGACCGCTGAACAAATTCGGAAGGAAGAAATTGATGCTGCACAAGCAGAAAAGGAATTATATGAATTATTAGAAAAAGAAGAAGCTGCTTCAAAACCAAAGAGTTCGGCAGGGGCAGCTGGAAGAGCCGCTAGAAAGGCAGCAAAAGCGGCGGGGAATGCAGCAGCTTCAGTTGTGGCCTCGGCAGCAGCTCCAGTAGCTTCAGTTGTGGCTGCAGCAGCACCCGCAGCCTCTGTTGTAGCTTCTGTTCTCTCCGCAGCTGCTTCAGTGGCTCCAGTAGTAGCTCCTCTTATAGCTCCAGTGTTAGATCCAGTATTAGCTGTTGCAGACGAGCAATTTCCTGAAACGTATGAATATCGACCTCCTTCGTCATCAGCGAACCCCCGTTCAGTAAGAGTAAGGATATTAAGGAGGTATTACGGAGGTGGGGACTATGATTTTGTCATTCAAGAAATTGATCAGCCATCTAATGAGTATACAGTAAAATCAAACCAATTACAGCCTGTGAGAGCGGCATCGCTCATAGAACAGTATAATGATCAAGCTTTAGAAGAGGCTATTCGTATCTCTTTACTTGATGTAGGAGCAACAAGTGTTAAAAGCGGGGGAGGCGGCGGAGGCGGGGGAGGCGGCGGAGGAGGCGGCGGCGAGGGAGGAGGCTCAAGTATTGTCCCCCCTCCCGCCCGTCTCTCATTCTTAAGCTCTTTGGTACCTTCTCAACAAGCAGACGATTTGAGTGAAATTAAGCGTAAGAGCTTAGAAGCACGCAGATTAGCACAGGCTCAAGCTCAGGCTCAAGCTCAGGCTGAAGCTCAAGCTCAGGCTGCTCGTGTTTCAGCCGAGCGAGATGAATATGCAAGAACAGTAAGAAGAGGTATTCTTGCTTCCACCAAGGTATTCCCCGCCCCCCTGATTCCGCCAGAAATACCTCTGCTTCCCTCAGCGGCCCAGCCTATTAAAGAGATTAAAAAGGCTCTTTCCCCCTTGGCAGAATCCAGTCAACAAGCTTTACAAGCTTCAAGAGGTTTGCTTGGTTTAGGGCCAGGAAGAAATCTGGCCATAACACTTGGTAATGAGGTATGCACATGCAGCCCTAATCCTGAGGATGATTGTTGCAAATTACACTTACGAGGTGGTAAAACCTTCTTTACATTCTTGAGCCCAAGACGAAAATAGTCTTCTTTGAATAACGCTGTCCAGTTTCCTTGTTTACTTACTCTCTCCTCCTTTTTGCCCCTCCACCACTTGAAGCTCCCCCTCCTCCTCCCCCACCACTTGAAGCACTAGCTCCCCCTTCTTCTTCAGGGAGCATAGGAAAGGACCTGGGCTCGGCCACAACTTGATCTATATTAATTTCATGTATATATCTATACCTCGCAAAAGGTCTTAATCCGTCTATAGATGTACTACCATCTCCACCCAAATAACGAGTCAAAAGAGTTCTTAATCCCATGTCGTCAGCATGGGGCATTTGTTCACCTGGTTGAAATCCAGTGTGTTGAAAATTTACCATATCATCAATAGTTCTGACTTGAACTGGGGGTGTTATTTCTGGCGGACCTCTCATAATAACAGCATGATCGAGTAAGTTAATTTCATAGACTTTTACAAAGGTAAATGGAATCTGATTTCGATATTCTTTCTCTCGAATCAACTCACGCAACTCCGAGGCTGTAAATAAGGAATAATTTGTAAATTTATAACCGTCCTCATCTTCACCTAATTGAAATGCCCTATGAAACATATTCCTAGTCATCAAATAATTAATATAAGGCCAGCGGATAACAAAATCTTGATATTGTTGATTATTTGCAACAGCGGCATCTGCAGTAAGAAACTGTGTTAGGGCTTCGAATGCATTCCCCCTTCCTTGATTAGTCAAACCAACAAAATTATTATGCCATCCCCCTACAAGTGATGGTGCTGGATGAAATAAATCATCCCATCCACTATCCTTGGTTTCCACATTTGTGAGATTCAAAAATCTCGTTAGCTGTTCATGTGGTACTTCTAAATTAAATTGATTTACAGTAACAACAGAATTTGGTGTTCTATACACTCGCTGTTCTCCCGACTGCAAATTTATCAATGTTAGTCTTTGGCGTATATTGAATGCTCTTTTTGGCCTTGAATCATAAAGAACACGATTTTCTTTTGACACTAATCTCATGCTTGCCTTATCAGCAGGTCCTAAAAAATCAGCAATTTGACCTTGAAGAACAGGTGTCAACTCATTTAGTCGGTTGGGGGCAGCCATTTTTTTTAAAACCAAAATTATTTTCCAACTTCCATTTTGGTACCTACCCATCGTATAACGCCATTTTTTGTTTCTCTTGCAACCCATTGGTTTCCATCTAAACCTGTGCGTACCATACCCTCACATTTATAGGCTTCATAAGGAGGACTTTTTCTTCCTTTTTGTCTAGACCTTGATTCTGACCTAACACAGGGGGCTTTTGAAATTCTTTTTCTTCCACCATTTGTTGATCTTCCACCCAATAATGATCTTCCTTCCAATAATGAGCTTTCTTCCAATTCCAATGAGCCACCTCTTAAGGATTTTTGTCTTGACCTACTTTTAGAACGGTTTAAAATGTAGCCGTTTTCATTAGCGTAGATTGCTCTTCTTTGTCTTGAAGCACGCTCATAAGGAATAGGATTTTTTGAATACCTCTTTCCTGTTTCCTTGTTGACGACCCAGTACAAGTTTTTTCGGGGAGCCTTGCGTAAAGAGTAGGGAATTTTTTTTACTTGACAGTTATTTTTCATTCACCATCCTCCATTGCAGCAATGGTGAAATATTGCATCACATGAGCACTCAGGCCATCATCCGTGTACAATTCCAAGGGCTTGTTCTGCGACTTGTCTGCATTAGTACCCACACTAAAGTTAAGCCACTCTGCATCCATGTTGCCCAAAAACATGCAGAACTTGGTGGCACTATAAGACTGAGAACTCACAGGCTGCCACTCCACTGAGCTCTTACCCCAGGTGTCCACCATTGGCTCCATTTGCACAACACCAGCCACCTGCTTTTTCTGTAAAAAGTAAAGAGAGTTAGGCAAAAGAATTGAAAGAGGGTGTGAGCGCTCGTGATGAGGGAAAGGGAAAGAAGCGAATACCCGAACTTACCACTGTACCCACGAAGGAGTCTTGCTGTCCTTGAATTTCCGCTCCACTCCAAATCACGCTCAATCGGTACTTGATGCCATCCTCTGCTCCCTTTGAAACCCCCTTGAACACATCAAACCTCAAGTCCTCAGATCCAATGCGCTTGGCCACATCTCCCTGTTGTCTAAGTAATTGAGCAGTGATGCGAAACACCAGACGCTTGTTCTCCTCCTTTTCCTTGGCTGCACGCTGCATCAAGGCAGGAATAGGAGAGTCAGTGGAAGCCTTTTTCAGCAGGTTGACTTCAAAGGTGGACATCATGGTTGAGCCATCTGCTACGCTCTTGACCACTAGCTTGTCAGGGTTGTAATTCTCTGGTCCCCCAGGATTGAACATCATGAATTGCAGAGTTGCAGAAGGATTGGAGGCACTGGCCACCACAATGACCGTCTCCAAATTTTTTGAGCTCAGACCAAAGTTTGAGTCATGCAGGTCCTTTAAGGACAACTTCTTGCCAGAGTCGTCCACGCCAGGAATGAGAATGACACGCACTCTGCTGTAATATCCCATTGTAGCAGGGTTGTCAAAGGCTTGAATGGTAAGGCCAGCATTGATCTCCCCCTCAGACTCTAAAATGTTGAAGCGGAAAAAGCACATTGGCAAGGCCTTGAGAGCGGGTCGTACGGCTCTTCTAAAGGACTTGGGATCCAGTCTCAAGCACCATCGCATGTTCTTGGGCAATACCTCAGCTTGCTCAGGAGAAGGTTGCTCTGGCACCCGAAAATTGTGGTGATGCTTGTTACCGCTTGCCATTTTCAGAGGCTCCTCCTCAGAGTCATCGCCCTCGAAAATGCTAGGCTTTTTTGCTCTGGGCTTTGACTCCTTAGAGTCTCCCTTTTCCAGCTTCTTGTACTTGGCCTCACTCACCTTGAAGCGCTTGGCATCCTTGGGGCTGTCCAAGGCTTGCTTGGCTCTCAAGGAAGCAACAGCATCCTCATCCCCCTCACTGTCCTCCTCGTCGTCCCCCTTCATCATGCCATCATTCATGTCATACTCATTGGCTTCCTCCTCTTCATCTGCGGACACATCACTGTCGCTGCATCCAGCCTCATCATCGTCATAACGCTTACGGGCTGGCTTAGTCTTGACCTCCTTCTTCTCTGCCTTGAGCTTCTCCATCTTGAGCTTCTCAGACTTGGCCAAGGGAGAGCTACTCATTTGCGGTCGCTTAGCTGGAGAAGGCTTTGGGCTGGACATTTCACAGGCTTTTTAGAGCGAGCACGAAATTGAGAATGAAATTAGAAATTCAGGGATAAAAAAAATTTCTCCAATTTGTGCTGTGAAACCTAATGAAAAAATGCAATATCTCTTCTCCCTGAACACTTCAGAGCTTTTACTTTGGCCTCTGCGTGTCCCTCGTGGGTGCAGAGTCTTGTCGGGCGATGGCGGGATTTATGTCACGACCAAACGCCATGCGTCTTCTAGTTCAAGTATTATTAACATTCAAATGTTTTCGAGCATAGCAAATCAAATTCGCCATGCCTTGGACGAGTTCCTGTCCTACCGAAACATTTTTGCTATTCTTCGATCTCCAGTGTGTGGCCGCGTTGACATTTTCATGCGCTCTGCTTATATTTCCAAAAACCTCACAGAGCGAGGCACGCTTCCTCACGAGGCAGAGTTAATAAGAGTCATGAGAGCAATGACCTCACAGACGACATACCTGCCTCACAGTGTGCCTTCACAAGCTGCCTTGGAAACTCCTGGGCTTCAAATGGAAGAGGAAGAATCACCACCCTCCACCCTACCACGCCTGGAAACCTACCTTATGCCAATGTTTAACATTTCAGAGCAGTATTGGGACCCTCGGAACAAGGAGTTTACTAAATTTCCTCCTCGTCGCCCTACCGAGTCTCCCAATGTGTCTTTACTTTACCTTCCAGCAAAACAGCCTACTTCTTTAGCTCTGCCATTGCTGCGAACCTTGGCTACGGGAATAAAGGAGCAGCCTGTAGAAGGTCGCAGAGTCAATTGTATATTACTCTTGGATGACACATGTGCACCCATTGACACCCGCCTCCTAACTCCTGAAACTCTGAATGCCATAGGAGTTCTAGTCATGAGCACTCAACAATTTATCAAGTGGACTACACCTCCGTGTCTAATGACACATGCATTTGCTGTGGTTCCCGCAGACTCTTCATTAGAACGACGATCTGCGCTCTTCAAAAGCAACATAGATTTCAGGTTTTCACCTTGGCCCTGTGACTACCACTGGAAAATGTTTGCTTGTGGCTCCAGTGGCCTGGATTATCTAGTGCCGCTTGCAAAGGCGGATTGGCATTGCCTCTTACTAAATTCATCAGCCTTGGACTATGCGAGTGCCAGAGGTCTTAGTGCCCCAGTCATGGAATTGCTTAGAGACTGCGATAGATGGCTCCTGCAAGTGAACCGCCTGGAAACGTGGCAACATTTGGACGCTTCATGCACTCGCATTAATCCTAACTTTAAGTTTACAGTGCACGTGCACAACCAAGAGTTCTACTTGGCAGCAGAAAAAGCCTTGGAGAGAAAACTTAGAGCCATACCCACTGATGCATACTTTGCATCCTTTGGATACTTGTGGAATGATCGAGAAAAACAATGGTGCGAAAAGTCCTTTAATCGCTGCTTTCTAAAAGGACCGGGGGGTATTTTAAGCGCAGAGCACATTGAGTCCTGCTTTGAGGGATTTACCAAGGCTTCAGCCCAGAAATTAGCAGAGGGGAAGAGCCCCCCATGCCCAATCTGTGATGAGCCATCTAATCGATTACTTCAAGGATGCGGACACTCTTACTGCAATGTATGCCTAAAGTCTATTCAGGAAGTGGAGACAGAGCCTGACGAAAAGTGCCCCGAGTGCAGGGCGATATTTACAGAGGAAGATATTGTGGAAATTAAGGCCGTAAAGGCCAGAAGGCAGAGAGCTTCAAAAGAATCCAAGGAAACCTGCTTGGCAAGACAGAGGGCCATCAGAGATCAAATACCTATTGATAAGGGCCCCATGACCATTGACACTGACTCTACCTGCATCATTGTGGCATTCAACAAGTTAATTGACAAGGTACAAGAGTGGGCTCCTGGTGTACACATTGCAAGCCTGGAAACTCTGGGTCCTCGCGTAGCTCTCTCTCCCATGTTTTCCAAACTTTTGCTGCTTTCTCCCCACATACCTGGAGTGTATTCTCTCGAGTCTCTGCACGAAATCATGCAGAGCTGGACTACCCCCGAATTCGAACTTCATGTAATTCGCCTGTCCAATGGTGCCTCAAGTGAGGACATGGACACAATAAGTTCAGTGGCAAAAAGCTATAATGTAAAATTTTAGAACAAAAGGACATGGAAGCCATGGATGAAATGTTTGTGCCGTACAAGGAAATGTTTGAGAGTCCTGTCAAAAAGGCAACAAAATCTATTCCCGTAATTGTCGAAAAAGAGTCCTTTTTCAAAAGTAAATGGATTTGGATTGCTCTTGTACTTCTCATTCTCATCCTCTTAGCTGCACTTGTGTTGCGTAGAATTCAGACTGAGGAGGAAGTTCCGTATCGAATAGTGCCTCCGACGACAGAAATTACTAAAACGATTGAGATTATCAAGCCCGCCAAGCAAGAGGTAAAATTCGAGTTAAAGCCCGAGATTAAGCCTAAAAACCCCGAGGCAAAGCCTGTGGTTGTTGAGATAAAGCCCGAGGTAAAGCCTGAGGTAAAGCCTGAAGTAAAGCCCGAGGCAAAGCCAAAGCCAGAGATTGTAGACTATGAAACCCCTCAATTGCTTGCCAAGGGTGTTGGATTAAAACTGAGAGACTTACTTTTAAAGCACAAGCAAATTCCCCCCTTGCAGGTTGCAGAGATTGTAAGTGCCACTGTTCGTGTACTCTTAGGAGAAAATGAGCGTGTAGCTCCTGCTGTTGTTACTCCCGCTGCTGAGGTGAAATTACCAGAGCAGAGGTTGCCAGAGCCTAGAAAGGATGGTCCCAAGGTAAAAGCTCCTGAAATTCAAGATGAACCAGAGCCAGAGGAGCCCAAGAGAGGAAAAATTAATGCAGACACAGATCCAGCTCTACTCAGGCTACTGAAGGAAAGAGGCATGAGCAATTGAATATTTACAATAGAACTCTTCTTTTAGACGAGAATTTCGGAGATGGGAGTTCTTCTTCCTCTTCCTCCTCTTCCTCTTCCTCCTCTTCCTCCTCTTCCTCTTCACTTTCTTCTTCTTCCTCTTGCTCAGACTCTGAAGACTCTTCTTGGGAGGATTGCGAATGTTCACTCCCTCCATCCTGCTGCTGCTCTTCAATTTCTTCGTCAGTTGAGTCTTCCTGCATTGCCGCCTTGCGTTTTTTGGTGCTTAAAGCCACTCTCTTATTTCTTGTTGCACCAAAGACAGTGGCATAATTTTTAAAGAGTAAAGGTATAAGCTCTCGCTCTTGCTTAGCTCTGGTCAGGGTAAACTCCTTGCAGCTATTTTTTTGAGAAGCGCACTTGGCAGAGCAAGTTTCCAGAACAAATTCTACATCTGGTCCATAGGCTTCAAATGGAGGGGGCAGAGCAGAAGGGGCATAAGTGTGCTTTTCTCCAGGAGCTAGGTACACTTGCCAAGAGTGTGACCATCCGGAAATAATCACGCCACTGGCTATGAAATTGGGAGAAGCCTCTAGCTTAAACATGGGCGAGTGTCGCAGAGAAGGGTTCGCGTAGAAAAGGTTTGACTCTTTATAGCGGGATAAGAAAAAAAACTAGCATGGGAGGCACAAAAAATGGAGATTATTCGGGGTCATGGAAACAGTTTAAGGGTGCAGTAGGGTACTGGCTTAGACTGATAGCTATTATTATTGGTGCAATCATTGGAACAGCAGTTCTAATCTTTGTCATTGTAAAGCTTACAATTTATCTACGTAGACGAGATCTCATGAATAAGATAGCTCAATTAGAGGGAGAACTAGAGTCATAGTGATTGATTTCAAGTTTAATTTACGATTACCTCCAACCTGTCCTTACGTTGCTCGTCTGCTGTTCTACCATAAATTGTCAGCTGCTTGACATCTGGTAGCAATCCATCACGCATTTCTACAAAAGCCTTCTCCATGGTGCATCTCTTTCCCTCAATAGTTCCAATGAGAGTAGGTTCGTCATTATCATTAAGAGAAAGACTGAAAACCCTCATGGCGAGCTGAGGTACATTCAGTGTAATTTCCCAGTCTGCTGAAGTGTTTAAGCCGTACAGAGTCATGTCAAAAGCATTAAGGTCCTGGCGACCGTAAGGCTTCTGCTCTCTTTCCTTGATTAAAATCCACTGAGGCTTGAGCTCACGGGTTGAATTGTGCCACTTGTAAATCACAAAATTGTCATTGTTACTTTTTGACACAAACATGGCAATCATGCCCGCATCTGGCAGGGAAGCTACTACGCTCTCTTGAAACCTCAGCCTCTCCAGCTTGGTGGCCTCATCGCAAGAATAAGGATTAGAAGAACCCTCTGCTGCCATTTTTTGTTGTTTCACGCTCTTCTTGATTGGGGGATAAAATTCAACGCGTGTAAGATTCACAGTTGGGAATTAGCAAATTAAGCCAATGAAAAAACCTAGTAGGCAAGAGACTGCAATGTACACTAGAATAGAATATGGAGAGCACAGCGGACAGACTGAAAAAGTGTCACTAGAGTAAAACGAGGGCGATTGCAACAAGGGTTGCTGCTTTGTGAATGCTACTCGCATTCCCATGTGATCGGCACAGGCTTGAAGAAACATATCATATTGCATTTCTATTGGAAAAGCCTTTTGCAAAAGCAAGGTAGCTGCCCTTCTCGTCACCATGTAGGCATGAGCCCCGTAAAAGGGGGATGTAGTTGACGGGAATAAAATTGGCTGTTCTCCCTTGAACTTTACACGTTTTTGCCAACCCAAGTACGCCACATCCCAATTTTCTCTTGATTTCCACATTTCCTCAACCATACCTTCTACCCGGAGAGCATCCTTGAATTGTAAATCGTCTTCGAAAATTAGGGCCACTTCATCTGTACTCTGTAAGAACTCTTTAAGTACCGAGGTATGACTCAAATAACAAGACACTGCCCCCACTGTATTAATAGACTCGTGGTGCATTCTCATTCTTCCTAGCATATCTGCCCTGGCTCTTATTGACACTAGGGAAATCGCCTCTTCTTTTCGTTCTAATTTTACAGCCTCAAATCTCTGCAGAGTAAAGTGCTTCATTTGAAATTGCTCCATTACTCTGCGTCGTTCTGGTCTTTCCCGCAAATTAATATATCGAGCAAATACCTTCATTTCTTTGGTGTCAAAACAATCCTCGTGTATGGTAAGATCGGCGAACTCAAGGTTTTTACCCCTTGGTTTTTAGACCGGGCTAATTTTTTCAGACCTAAAACAAAGTTCGGGATGACCACTGTGGAAAATTCTGTAGTAGCTGCTTCTTCGCTGCAAAGTGCAGAGCCCTTATTAGAGCCTAACAAGGACCGCTTTGTGCTGTTTCCTATCAAGCACCAAGAGGTCTGGGAAATGTACAAGAAGGCAGAAGCAAGCTTTTGGACGGCTGAAGAAGTAGACCTTTCAAGTGATCTCAAGGACTGGATTAAGCTCAGTGATGACGAACGCCACTTTATTAAGCACGTTCTAGCATTTTTTGCAGCTTCAGATGGCATTGTGAATGAGAACCTGGCACTCAATTTCAGCCACGAGGTGCAAATTCCTGAAGCTCGATGCTTTTACGGCTTTCAAATTGCCATGGAAAATGTACACTCTGAGGTATATTCTTTACTGATAGATACGTATATCAAGGACTCTGCAGAAAAGGAAAAGCTTTTCAATGCCATGGAAACCATACCCGCAGTCATGAAAAAGGCAGAGTGGGCCTTAAAGTGGCTGGACAGCTCTAAAGCTTCCTTTGCTGAGCGTATTGTAGCATTTTCAGCTGTAGAAGGCATTTTCTTCAGTGGTTCCTTTTGTGCAATATTTTGGCTTAAGAAGCGCGGGTTGATGCATGGCCTTAGTTTCAGCAATGAATTAATTTCCAGGGATGAAGGGTTGCACTGCGACTTTGCCTGTTTAATGTACAGAATGCTTCAAACCAAGCTTTCCAGTGAAAGACTGGTAGAAATCATTGATGGGGCAGTTCAAGCTGAGCTAGAGTTTGTCAATGATGCCTTGCCAGTGAGATTAATTGGCATGAATGCCACTGAGATGAGTACGTATATCAAGTTTTGTGCAGACCGTTTACTTGTGGCATTGGGATCAGCCAAGCTCTACAATGTCGCAAATCCCTTTGAGTGGATGGAAATGATTTCCCTTCAAGGAAAAACTAACTTTTTTGAGAAACGGGTGGGAGAATACTCAAAGGCAGGTGTAGGAAATTCCTCGGAAAACCAATTCTTTGACTTGTCTGCAGACTTTTGAATTTTCCTTGAGGGGCTTTGAAAAAAAATACAAAACCTTGTTGTCAGTATTAATGATCAAGTTGAAATAAGCTTGGGTGAAATTACCAAGCTCAAGTACATGGAATTCAATTTTACTGCGTATTCGGCAAGTTCACGTGAACAAACCTTACAGTCCGCAGTAGGTCTATTGGATAGCGGTCAAATATACAGTGGTCCAATTCAATCCCTAAGATTTCTAAATCCTGCTATTTCTGGCCTATCTGAATTATCCACAGGAAGTTCAGCTTCAGCTGCTTCCGCGGCTTCTGCAGCTTCCGCGGCTTCTGCAGCTTCGGGGGGAGGAGGGTCGTCAGCTCCAGCTACTTCAGTAGCCGCAGCTTCTGGCGGGGGGAGCTCAGCGGGAGCTGCTGCAACAGGTGTTCCCGAGGCAAACGCGGGAATATGGGCACTGAGGTACTCAAAATGTAGAATCCATATTAATATTAATACTGGGGAAGTAAGAGTTTCACCTCCTTCAAATGTAGCAGAACCAGCAACTCAACTTTCCTTCGTACCAATCAATCCTCAGTACCCTCAACCTTCATTTACTGAAGCAACAACGGAAGACTTTTTCTTTACGTTTTTCATTGCACCCTCTACTGTTGATATGCTGTCCAAATTACTAACTGCAGCAAACCTTGTTGACATTAGACTTTGGGAGTCGTATGACTTTCGCTTTGTAGATCCAACTCGTCAAGTGCTCCACATGTATGACTGGAATGAGGGTGAAGAAGTGGAAAATGGGGAAATAGAAGAGGAAGCTGACATTCAAAATTACTACCATTTACAAACAAGTACAATCACTGTATCATTACTGGGAATTCGTAGAGTTCGTCTTGATTTAGCTCCCTCTAGTCAAAGGCCAATGCATTTGATTCTGGCCAAGCAGAGCATGCTGTTCGAAATCACTAAAGTCGATGAAGGTAAAGTCAATGAAGGTAATGTGCTAATTATCAAGGCTAATGTGCAGTCAGACACGACTTGGCCCCTAGTTTCCACCTTTATATCAGATGAACTCTTTCAGCAGTTTTTGGCTATACCTTAGCATATAGTCTGGGGGAAATTGAAGTTGGAGGTAACGATAATAAGTAAGAGAAAGGAAAGAAACACAACAATTACCTTGAGCGCTATGCTTTGCATAAATCTTAAGGAGTAATGGTCTCTAAGAATAACATGGTGAGAATTATTAGGAGGAAATTTAGTGTAAGGATCACCATAATTGGGGAATGTTTCTGCAATGGTCACTACCCGATTTGACATTAACACCCATTCCTCTGTAGCAGAATAGTGTTTTTCCATGGTATATGGAAGTGTCTTTACATGCTCATTGGAAGCCCACCAAAAATTTCCCGATAAATAACTATGGTGCATGTACAAGCACCCATAAACGTCTGCTCTTTTGTCAGACAATACTTGAACAGCCCACCTCCAATTCTTAAAGTTACTTTCTTCCATCACATTTAACCAAGCCTTAATGTATGTTTGTGTTGGAGTACCCCAATGACGGATTCCCTTTGTGTGAGCATACCAATACAAGGTATTTGGTGCATCAGTCTCAGCATCTTGGCGTAGCTTGAGTAAGGTGACACGCTCATACTGCTTGCATTTGCCATTAGCAACAATACGGATCTTTTGATCCCGAAATCGAATATCCTCTTCTACTTCGCCATCCTGAACTATGCCTAAACGAATTTCTCTAGTCCGATCATAGACGCCCGACTGTTTTAATTCTCTCCACAGGCGATCAAAGGAAATTTGCCAATTCTCTTTTAAGCAAACATGGAAATATCCAATTACGGGGTTCTCGATTTTTTTTGTGTTGTAAAAAATTAATTTTTTATCCCTTTCCCGCTCCAAAATTCCAAATTCCAATTTATCCTCATCCAATCCAAATGGCGGGCAAGGAAGTAAAGTTATCCCCTGTCTTGATGACATGTAGGGAGTATGGGAAAATTGCTCCAGGAGAATGTAGACTAGCTTCTCTGGGGAGCACAGAGTCACCTCCAGCTGGGCATGTGAATTCCTTGACGCCAATGTTCTTGAGAACAAACGAGGATGCTGTGAGAAATTTGGGGTATGCTGCTCAGCATTTCGCCAGATTAGCAGCATCCTTACACACCTTGGCAGAGCAAGCTCTTAGTGCACCTCTGGGTAGTTTAGATGGACCGACTAGAGATTTGGTGGTACAAGCCAATGAACTTGTGACCAATGCATGCATCGTGGGAGATGGTATGACAGGAGCTATGCGAGTTCCTGATGCTATAACCATGCTCATGACTACTCGTCTGAATCCCGCGGGGTCGGACTGCGGGAGAGAAGTAGCTCAACCTTTACTCAGAGAGTTGGATGCCATTTTAGAGGGTGGGGATGATGTAGCCATGTTTGGGAGCGCTCTAGACAAGTACTGGAGTAAGCTCAAGGAGTCTGGGCTTCTCCTAAGTTTAGTCAAGGAACAAGGCAAGGACAAGGGCAAGTCAAACCCACACTTGATGGGTGTTTTGGCAGCATTTCGAGAGCAATTGTTCATGGCTTGTGCTACTGCACCCATGCAAGTCATGAGACGCACTTCAGTGGAACAGTATGCTCTACCAGATTGCTTAGAGGCTATTGTCCGCATGCACACCTTGGGCCCTCAGCGTGCTCTTGAAATTGCAGCAGAGCTAGGATGCTCCTGTCTCTTTCCAGATTCTTTACAAGAACCCCAGGTTCGTCAAATGACTGGAGGGGGCATGTGCTCAATGATGACCATTAAAACGGCTATCAAGGAGGACGCTACCTCTCAGAGCGCTTTATTGGCTCATGAGAATATTGTGGCTCAACGTGCAGCCACTCTGCCCAGGGAGCCTAGGAAGCGTGGCTTGAAAGCTGAGGAAGCTTTAGAGTTAGCTGAGCTAAAGGCAGAGGCTACAGAACGCTCACGCAAGCGTACCAAGGCTGCAGAGCAGGGAGTGATCTTTGTGCGCTCTTCAGTGCACAAGCGCAGACCCTTGAGCTCCCTGAGTACATCCTTGCACATGTTTGATGCGACAACACGTACAAGGCTAGACAAGGACAATATGGCCACTGCCATGAGCAGTGTTCATGCTCAACCCATTTTGCTAGTGCCTGAACCAGACAAGCCTAGAAAAACCAGTGGTGAGAGAGAGGCAATCTCTCATCTCTTACACGATTTTGGCTGTCTAGAGGACAAGCCTGAGAGAAAACGGAGAGTCAGCAAAAAGATGAGGCTAGCAGCTGAAGCCCAGCAGTATGGGCAGAAGCAACAAGAACAAGGTCATCAGGAAGGTCGCCAACACGAGCAGCAAGATCCATTTCAAGACATCAGACCCTTCATTGACTTTCCTAATTACTCTGCTTTGGATCAAGCTGCTGCTGCTGCTGCGGAGAATGCATTGGGAGCCTCTACTGGACAAGCATCTCAACACATTTTTTACCCTCTTTCGCCTGTTAATTTTCCTCACCCTTTTCAGCTCACAAAGCCTCGTAAGCTTTCAGTGTCAAGTTTGGGGTATGAATTCAATCGCCATGACCCGTATGATGAAATGTTTGGAAGAGAATGAATCCCAAGAAAATAACAAAATACCATTTCTAGTTCTACCTACAAAATCACTCGGGTATAAAAATCTTCAAGATGCTCTAGACTTTGCAAAAGAACCTAAAAAACTTCGCACATTTCCGAAGATATCTCTACATATTCGTCGTGCTCACCTGGATACTGCACCTCTAACTCCATCCCGCTCGTCTCTCGCATTACCGTTGTCTTTTTGCTCAGAGCATCCAATACCCTCAATTCTATAATATCCCCGCACTCTTTAGGTGTCTTGTCTTTCCGCAGTGCAAAGACAAAGTGCACTGTGGCATCAGAGCGAGTGTCCATGCGCATAAATCGATGGCCTAATTGAAATGCTATGATGGAACTATATGAAGGACTTACCAAACACAGTCGAGGAAATTCACCATGCTTGTCATCTAGGTCTATACCCGTGGAAGCCACAGATTGATTACAAATCAAAAGTCTATGCTCTACTGAAGCAGCTGCGAATTTCTGTAGAGTAGTGGCTCTTGCTTTAGCACTCATACTTCCTTCCAAAGTCAAGGGAGAAAAGCCTTGAAGATTTACCACTAAATCCTTAAGGGTATCACAGTAATTGACTGCTATAACCACCTTGGCCTTGGGGTTAGTTTCCAAGTGTTTTTGAGCCAAACGAGTAAAGAGCTTAATTTTCCCCGTTTCTATTACCTGCAAGGCTCTAGCAATACTGGAAATACGCTGAGCAGCATCAGCACCCCATTGAATTGATGTACCATTAAATGAGGTTACTGTGGTCAAGACATGCATTCCTCTCTTAAGGATTTCTTCCCCCTCTAAATCAATTTCATAGTATGCATTAGCCTTGCTAAGCTTGGCAGGATTAGCAGGAGGAAGCATGGCACTACTGCAATATTTGACAATCACGCCTTGAAATAGACGATACACGTAATTGTCATAGATGGATTCATAGTACTGCTTGGGCAAGACTTTTAGTGTGGCATCTGCATGAATACCTGTACAGAATGTGTGAATGTCACGCATACCCATCCATACCACTGAGGCAATTGCTGGATTGTATTGAACTAGACATCGCTGCAAAACACCCATGCCTCTGAAAATTTCTACTGCTTGATTAGTTTTATCGATTGGGCTTGCACTGAGCAAAAGTAGTTTGCTTTTCGATTCTATGGGCTTAAACATGATTTCCTTGGTCAGAGCTTGCACAGCAAACATTTGCAGAGACACATTCTTAATGTTTTGAATTTCATCCACTATTACTAGAGTCCCCTGCTCTACATAATGAAGATATAAAGGGGTTGGCTGAAATTCCGCTACGTGTGCACTAACCTCTCTCCTATACAGTAATCCGTGAGCGGGTTGATGTAGTTTCGTACTTCTTAGAGTTTGAAAGGACATGATTGACACAAAATTCAGGGAAGTGTACTTTGCTTTCATGGCCTGCCATTTGGGGACAACACTAGCAGGGCAAATGACAATTATGGATTGAAACTCACGCAAGTACCCTATCTTTGAGCTTGTATAGGTTTTACCACTTCCCATCATACTAAGATCAAAAGCAAAATGATGTTTATCTAGCATAGAATTAATTCGCTCCACATGTTGAGCTTGATTAGGAAGTAACTCAATCTCCATTTTTTTGGTACCCGTGCGTAAAACAAAAAAGAAATGTTTCAAACGTTTTCACAAGCATGGGGAATAAAACCCAAATCATCTCTTGTGATTAGTAAGGTAGAGAATTTTCAAGAGAATAAGGTGAAAATAGAACCAATTAAGGAACAAGTAGAAATCAAACCAAAGCCGATCGAAGAGGAAAAGGCGGTTATTGTAAAGCCTGTAGAAATAGCAAAGCCCACGGAAGTAGCAAAGCCCGCGGAAGTAGCAAAGCCTACAGAAGTAGCAAAGCCTACAGAAGTAGCAAAGCCTTTGGAAGTAAAACCTATAGAGAGAGAAGTTGTTAGGGTGTACAAGGAGATTCAAGAACTTGAGAGACCTAAAGAAGAGACTGTATCTTTAGCATATCACAAGTACATTATATTCCTTCTTTTTCTATTAAACATTATTAGTTTGATTGTTGTGTTTCTTCTCGCAGTGTTGAAATAATTCAAATAAAGGTTCAATAGATTTACTTGGCGACAAATCCTGCAATCACGCCCACAAAAAGAGGACTGAAGTACCACTTGGGGGCATTTGAGGCACCCAATAATAAAGATATTGTTTCATTATCAAGCTCATTCGATAAACCGCTAGGAACTTCTACTGATTGGTCATTTAAAGGAACACTGTATAATGTTGTGCCATCATCATCATCCCCAAAGTCCTTAACAAATGTAATGCCCTGTGCCTGCCACAAGTATCTTATGTTTTGAGTAGGAGGAACATCTCCACCTTCAGAGTACACATTGTTAGATTTTAAATCGCCTCCTAAGCCTCTTGAATGTCCTACCAGAGAATCAGTGCACTGAGTTACAACTGCACTGAGGTAATCTCTCATTACCATAAAAACAGACTGGAAAAACATGGTTCCACGGATAAAGGGTACAGGACCTAAAAACTTGTCAAACTCGTTGTAAGTCTGGCCAGGTACAGTCATTGAAAAGCCCTCTACTGCTCTTAACACTACAAAGAGAGATGCAGCAGCAGTGACAATAGGGGCACCCACATTTAGACCATCCATGAAAGATCCAGACTGACCAATAGCTCTGCCTAAGAAGAACAGACCAATGGTGACGATTGCACGAACGCACTTGACCATTGCAAAGTGCAGCTTGAGCAGAAAAGTACGGAATGAAGCAGTCATTGCTACATGGTCAGACAAGATAATGAGCAGCAGAGACACCATGAACAGCAGTACAAAGGTAAAGTTTACCATCTTGTCACCGTACACCAGGCCCATGGTATTGTTTGATGCCCATTCTACAGTGGGGGAAAGCGTAGATCCCAAGAAACTGGCAATCTGTCCAGGGATACCAAAGGGGTTCACAGCCCCTGCCAAACTTCCAAGTCCTTTTCCAAGATCAGTGGGTGGAAGAGGGTTGCCTGACATTCCTGTGTTTTTATTGTAGGTCAGGGAAAATCTCAAGTGTGTGTTATGTTCGACCCCCACCTAAATTTTCTAAAACTTTCCTGGACAAATGAAAACACTGGCATACAAGGTCCAAAATTCCCTTGAGCAACTCTGGCCTTTACCTCTATCGAATTCCAATCTTAATGTTTCTGTGCGTGACTTGGTGTACAGCTTACTCATCCTACTGCTCACAAGACTTGTGACTAGAGTGCACTGGATTTTGGCGGTTGCTGCATTACTCTATGAACCTGCTTTGCTTTGTTTTCCGTTCAATGTTGTACATGGCTTATTTGTGCTAACTCCAAGGTTCTGGAACTTTATGGCAGTAGAACCTAAATTGCAGTTGCTGTTAGATAATTTTTCTGCCATCAAAGCTGAAGCCTTAGCGGTGAGTGAACTTGCTCTTCCTTTTGCGAATCAACCTCATCAACGTAGGATTGCGGAAGGACAGCCTTGGAATACTCTAGGGTTTACAAGCTACGGAGCAATAAATTACACAAATTGTGCTCTTTGTCCTGTACTCTCTTCCCTAATAGTCCAAATACCTTCTATTAAACTGGCCATGCTTTCAATCATGGAAGGGGGTGCCCGCATAAAGAGACACTGTGGCTACTTTAAGAATGTACTGAGAGTACATCTTACCTTGCATGTTGATCATCCAGAAACCAAAGACAAGAAAAGATTCATTGATGTTGGGGGAGAGAAATATCATTGGAAGGAGGGAGAGTTGGTGGTCTTTGATGACACTTTTCCTCATGAAGTATATAATGAAGTTCCGGGAAAACGTATCGTGTTATTTTTGGACATTGAGAGGCCATATGATCAACAATGGATGGCTCTCTTATCATCACAAATCTTAAAGTTTTTTCAATGGTCAAAAACTCTAACTACTGCTGCTCAGCTTCAAGAGCAAAAAGTTCAATTGAAGGGATAAGAATCTCAGCTTTTTACCAGGGCTTCCTACATACTCAGAACTACATTTTACCATGGAGCAAGTCATGGAGCGTGAAAAGTGGCAGAACTATGAGATCTCCGTTGATACCACTCCTTTAGACACCTTATTACTAAGGAAGCAGCAGTACTGCGTGGTGCAGCTGTCTCACGCCGAGGCATCAATTCGTAGCTCGGATCAAAATCCTTGGCTGAGATGCATTTCATTTTGTGAGAATTTAGATTCAGCCTACAGTGTTGCACGCTCAGCATTTGAGAGAGGCGACAAGATGGAAACACGCATTTTAGCCACAGGCAAGTGTGTGCTAGTGCCTAGAAACAAGAGAATTAAAGAAGACTTGGATGCCATGATTAAGGATCAAGACAAGGCTAATGCTCAATTTGATCAACACGTTGCTCAACGCTCACGTGTAATTTCACAGGCTTCTACCCGCCTAGCCGAAGAGTCTGTTGAAGCTCAAACTCGAGCAAAGGAGTCGGCTGCCACTTCCACTCCAGAACCTGAAATTACGATAGGTGAATTCAAGGTAGGAGATGCACCTAGTGCAATTTCCTATGAATTTGGAAGACCAGATGAAGTCTTTATGCAACGCTTTGGTGCCTTTGCAGTTGTGCCTGATCCTGACGACACACTTCGTGAGCCTGTTTTAATCCCCCTTTTCGCTGCAGAGTCTATGGAAGCTTTAGGGGAATTGGTTAAGACAGTGTCTCACAATGTGGATTTGGTACACGTGGACATTTTCTGTGGCCCCTTGTTAGAGTGGCTACCACTGTACAAGCCAAAGTCGGAAAAGACTATTCACAAGCACCCGTTACGCCAGGCTTTTGAGGAAAAGATAAAGTGGTTACCTTCAAGTAAGGGGGAAGTTCTAGAGGCAAATTAAGCCCTGTCTCCTCTCACGCGCTGAGCAAGTGTTTTTAATTTTCCTATACCTAAGCGCTGTCTAGCATTATTTTCAGCAGCCTTGGCGGCTTGGGATTGAAACTCCTTTTGAAGATTTAAATTTTTCTTTTCCTTGATTTTTTCCCATGCCATTTCTTCATCTTCATCACCTACTAAAAAGTCGTCCTTATAATCATATCTATGCCCCTTGCCTCCTTGTTTCTTTCTTGAATCATTAGATCCATCCATTTCAGTAGAATGTTTAGGAGAGCGGCGACGAACTACCTTTCTAGGCTTTTTCTGTGGAGACTTTGACTTACTCTGGGATTTGCTCTTTGATTTGCTCTTTGACTTTCTCTTTGACTTGCTACTCCTTGACTTTCTGCTTCTAGAGCTGGAACTGCCAGAGCTGGAACTGCCAGAGCTAGAGCTGGATCCAGAGCTAGAACTGCCCGAGCTAGAACTGCCCGAGCTAGAACTTCCACTGGAAGACGACCCACTAGAGCTTCCTGAACTTCCACTTGATGAACTCTTACTAGATTTACCAGAGCTTCTGCTCTTTGAACTTTTTGAACTACGAGAGCTTGAGCTTCTAGAGCTGCCACTGGAGCTTCTGGAAGAACTACTAGAAACTGTCACAGTTTTATTCCCACCTCTGCTGCTATCAGAAACATAAATAGTGTCATCACTTGCCCCGCCTTTAACACCAGGCATTGTTTTTTTTTCTTACTTCGTCTAACTTTTCCGACCACCCATAGAAGAAATCTTAACAAAAAATGGAAGAAGTCACTGGACGCGAAAAAAAGGCACTGAAAGAATTTTGCCTGGCATCCATTGAGCAAAAACGTATTGCGGAGGAAACCAAGCATCAAAAGAAGGCAGAGACAGTGGCAGCCAAGGCTGCAAAGGAAGAATTAGATGAGTGGCTTCGTAAACAGGGGTCAAGGTGCTTTGCCATCCCCAAGGCAAGGTACAAGGAATTAGAGCAAGAATTGTCTGCCAAGGGTCTACCCCCTCTCCCAGCCTATGTGCGTCTCAAGAAGCAAACTTCTGATTCAACCATTTCTCCCAATGCAGTAGAAGAATGCATTCAAGAGCTTACATGGGAATGTGTAGAGGCAGCTGCCAAAAGTGGGAGCACACCCCTGGAAAGAATTGCTCATGCAATTACAGAGACATTGAGGAAAAATATTAGAACGTGTAGAGAGTCTGTGCAAATGAGTGAATCTTTAGAAAAGGGCACTAAGGCTTTGGAAGTACCTGATATTCAAGACGAGCAAGCGATTCAGAGCATGCTGAAATTGCACACGGCTCAACATCAAGCAAAGGCTATTAGTCAAGCCACCAAAGCACAAGAAACACAAACCAAGGAAGAACTGAAAAAATTGGAGGCTGTTGTAGACAAGGTACTGACAAAGACAAATCGCACGGCTCAACCTATTTCTTTAGAGGGCACTGAAGGAGTACATAAAATTGTAAAAAAGACATCTGCACGGGCAAGCAAATTGACTTTGGGGACATTTCAGGAATTCGTCACTGAGTCCTTAGAACAGCTTTCTTTAGGAGCAACAGACAAGGAGGCTTGGGATGTTATTCAGCGGGAGCGTGCTACTCTGACAAAATTGATCTTGTTACGCATTAATAGCATGCCAAAGAAGGAGGAAACCAAAATTAAATTAGTTACTAGGGTACAACCCGACATGGAAGTCGTTGAATAAATCCAATTTTTCATTGAAACTTACTCAACCTTACTCATCCTCCTCCTTCCTAGACTTTTTGATCTTCTTGGGAGCACCAGGAGCAGCAGAAGAAGAGGTGCGGGCAGGGGAGTCAAAGGTCTCCTCGTGCCCGCGCTTCTTGGCAGCAATGCGCTCCTCAGCGTCCTTCTCCTCAGAGCGCACAAACTCCTCCAGGGCTTCACGCTCCTCCCTCTCCATCTCCTCCATTCTCAGGCTCTCTGCAGCAGCCTCGTCCTCCAGGTAGGGCTCCTCATCAAACACTGGCACTTGAGCCCCGCCTGCACTGGCAGCCCCGCCACCCCCAGCTGCAGAGCTTGCAGCCCCCACAGGCACAGCCACGCCGCAGAGCTTGGCCAGCTCCTCAGCAGTTGGCTCCACCTGCGTGAGCCCCCCAAACTCAGCCTTGATCTTGCGGGGC